TGCCTGCAGCCTTTGAAGGGCTTTCAGTTGCGGGGCCAACTGCAGCTTATGAATTTCATGCCCGAAGCGCCGACGGTCGGGTGGCGGATGCCAGTGCAACCAGCCCGGCACCTGCAGAGGTGGTGCTGACTGTCCTTAGCCGCGAAGGCGATGGAACCGCAGAAAAAGACCTGCTGGACGTGGTGGAAAAAGCTCTGAACAGTGAGAACGTCCGCCCGGTGGCTGACCGTCTTACGGTTCGCAGCGCAGAAATCATCCCGTATCGCGTGGAAGCCACCATTTTTCTCTATCCTGGACCGGAAGCAGAGCCGGTAATGGCAGCGGCAAAAGCCAGCCTGCAGAAGTACATCGCCAGTCAGACGCGTCTTGGTCGGGATATTCGCCGTAGCGCCATCTTTGCCGCCCTGCATGTTGAGGGGGTGCAGCGTGTGGAGCTGGCTTCTCCTCTGGCGGATGTGGTCCTGAACAAAACACAGGCGGCATCATGTACGCAGTGGAGCGTAACCAACGGAGGAACGGATGAATAGTCTGCTGCCACCGGGTTCAACACCACTGGAGCGCCGACTGGCGCAAACCTGCAGCGGGATTTCTGATCTGCAGGTGCCGCTTCGTGACTTGTGGAATCCGGCAACCTGTCCGGTCAGTTTCCTGCCTTATCTCGCCTGGGCGTTCTCTGTGGATCGCTGGGACGAGGGCTGGACAGAAAGCGTCAAGCGCCAGGTGGTGAAGGATGCTTTTTATATTCATCAGCATAAAGGGACCACCAGTGCCGTGCGGCGGGTGGTGGAGCCGTTCGGCTTTCTGATCCGCATTATTGAGTGGTGGCAGACCGGAGAGGCACCGGGCACGTTTCGCCTGGATATCGGCGTGCAGGACCAGGGCATCACTGAAGATACCTATCTGGAACTTGAGCGACTGATAAGCGATGCCAAACCATGTAGCCGCCACATGATCGGCATGTCCATCAATCTGCAGACCAGCGGACCGCATTGGGTGGGAGCCGCCAGCTATCTTGGCGAAGAAATCACGATCTATCCGTATATCAACGAAACGATTATTTCCGGTGGCACCGCGCATGAAGGCGGGGCGGTCCATGTTATTGACACAATGAGAGTGAATCCATGAGCACAAAATTTTATACCCTGCTGACGGATATTGGCGCGGCGAAACTTGCCAGCGCCGCCGCGCTCGGTGTGCCGCTAAAAATTACCCATATGGCGGTGGGCGATGGCGGCGGAGTATTGCCAACGCCGGACGCAAAGCAGACGGCACTGGTAAATGAGAAACGCCGGGCTGCGCTGAATATGCTTTATATCGACCCGCAGAATAGCAGCCAGATTATTGCTGAACAGGTGATCCCTGAAAACGAGGGCGGTTGGTGGATACGTGAAGTGGGCCTGTTTGATGAGTCAGGGGCATTGATTGCCGTGGGGAACTGCCCGGAAAGCTATAAACCGCAACTGGCTGAAGGCAGCGGGCGTACCCAGACCGTGCGCATGGTGCTGATTACCAGCAGTACGGACAATATCACACTGAAAATTGACCCTGCCGTAGTGCTGGCAACCCGCAAGTATGTGGATGATAAGGTACTGGAGCTGAAGGTGTACGCGGATGATCAGATGGCAAAACATCTTGCCGCACAAGATCCTCATACCCAGTATGCGCAGAAACATAATCCGACATTTACCGGAGAACCAAAAGCGCCGACGCCTGCAGCAGGAAATAACACCACGCGGATTGCGACCACTGAGTTTGTTCAGGCCGCTATTACTGCTCTGATTAACGGTGCGCCAGCCACGCTGGACACACTGAAAGAAATTGCCGCAGCCATTAACAATGACCCGAAATTCAGTACCACCATTAACAATGCGCTGGCACTGAAAGCACCGCTGTCGAGTCCGGCACTCACCGGAACGCCAACAGCACCTACTGCGGCACAGTCGGTCAACAATACACAGATTGCCACTACAGCTTTTGTGAAATCAGCGATTGCAGCAATGGTGGGTTCTGCACCTGCGGCACTGGATACACTGAACGAACTGGCGGCGGCGCTGGGGAATGACCCGAACTTTGCCACGACAATGCTTAATGCACTGGCAGGTAAACAACCGCTGGACAATACGCTGACTAATTTGAGTGGAAAGGATGTAACTGGTCTTCTCACATACCTTGGTTTGGGAGAAGGTGCTCCAGCTATTGGCGTTCCGTTCTTCTGGCCGTCCGCCGCAATGCCAAATACTGTAATCGACAGCTGGTCCGGTATGGTGTTTTTGAAGTTTAACGGGGCGAAATTTTCTGCCTCTGATTACCCTGTGCTGGCAAAAGTGTTTCCTTCGCTGGTATTACCTGAAGCCCGCGGTGATTTCATTCGTATCTGGGATGACGGGCGAGGTGCAGACGGTGGTCGCGAATTATTAAGCTGGCAGGAAGCTACAAACTTTTCTCAGTTTGCCGGGAATGTAGGCGGAGGTGCGGGGCACGCAATTAACTTTCATGATGGCATCGCCGGAAATCAGCCAGGATTTTCACGATTTGATTTCACCAGTAACTCTGTGGGTGATGGTGTGAATTTTGTTGCTGTCAGACCGCGAAATATTGCATTTAACTTTCTGGTGAGGGCTAAATAATGAAACCTGTTTTTGATGAAAATGGGCTGGCTACAGTGCCGGGCGATATGCGTTGTTTTTATTATGATGCTGAAACATCTGAGTATACGGGCTGGTCTGATGAATATATTAATACTGGCGTAAGTATGCCCGCCTGTTCCACTGGTATTGACCCTGGCGAAAACATTCCGGGAAGAGTGGCAGTATTTACAGGTAAGGGATGGAGCCATGAAGAAGACCATCGCAATGAGACTGTTTACTCAATCGAAAATGGCGCAGCTGTTACAGTGGATTATATCGGTGCCATCAAAGACGGTTATGTCACGATTTCACCGTTAACGCCATACGATAAATGGGATGGTGAGAAATGGGTGACCGATACTGAGGCACAGCATAGCGCCGCAGTAGACGCGGCAGAAGCACAGCGCCAGTCACTGATTGATGCAGCAATGGCTTCCATTAGTCTGATTCAGCTGAAATTACGGGCCGGACGGAAACTGACTCAGGCAGAAACAACCCGACTTAACGCCGTGCTGGATTACATTGACGCGGTGACGGCAACAGATACCAGCACCGCGCCGGATGTCATCTGGCCTGAACTGCCGGAGGCGTAGGCCATTCAATATCGGGTGCTGTTGACGTATCAACACGCATCAGCAGCACACGGTATTTCTTCCATTGGGTGAGAGTTGTAGCTTCTTCATCAGTTGCGATATCAGCATCAACAGCATCCTGACGCCAGGATATTTCACTGTCAGCTTTTTCCCGTAATTGGGATTTTTTAACTTCAGCAATAGCTATTAATTCCTTTTTGGTCGGCTGAGGAATATCTATCAGTGCTGGTTTTCCATTCAGTGTTCCAATCTGTTTTCCTGGAGGAATATCCATAAATAACTTTTTATGTTCTTCCTCACTGACTATTACACCATCATCAGGCCACAGACCTGATGCCTCAAATTTTTCTTTCTCCGATATGGGGAAAAAGCCATTTGCTTTAGCGCTCCATACGTACATATCAATACCCCACCGCTATAATGTCCACATTAAATCCCCCGGGACCTGCCTGCCAGATGCTGGCCCCTGTTAATGATTTTGTTTGATGAACAACCGCCACATTTGCTGGCGATTGTGTTTCAGTTGTTACAGTACCGATATCATTCCAGTTAATTGAGATGGAATAGTTCGTTGTTGTAAACGACCGGGGGAAAGTTATGTGTCTTACATTGGTGCCGACAGGAAATCCAAGATAAACACGCTGAATTATCATTCCTCCAGGTAACATAACCCAGTTAGCACCTTCTCCAAAACCAACGTTTAAGAAAATGCAGAGGTAACAGCTAACTGGCATCATCTCCGGTTTTTATTCAGGGGGATGATCATGCTTATTGGCTATGTACGCGTGTCAACAAATGACCAGAACACCGATTTGCAACGTAATGCACTGAACTGCGCGGGATGTGAGCGGATTTTTGAGGACAAAATCAGTGGCACTAAGTCCGACAGACCGGGGCTGAAAAAACTACTCAGGACACTATCGGCAGGAGACACGCTGGTTGTCTGGAAGCTGGACAGGTTGGGGCGCAGTATGCGGCATCTTGTTACGCTGATAGAAGAGTTGCGCCAGCGTGGTGTGAATTTCAGAAGCCTGACTGACAGTATTGATACCAGTACCCCAATGGGCCGTTTCTTTTTTCATGTCATGGGTGCCCTGGCTGAAATGGAACGCGAACTGATAGTTGAACGTACCAGGGCAGGGCTGGCTGCAGCTCGTGCCAAAGGCAGAGTAGGTGGACGCCGTCCTAAGTTGACCACCGAACAGTGGGCACAGATTGGGCGTTTACTCGAGGCCGGAGAATCAAGACAGCGTATTGCACTGATTTTTGATGTAGGCGTTTCTACCATTTATAGAAAATTTCCGGCAAATAAGATCAATGAATCCCCCTGAATCAGCATTATGTTGATTATCCCTGCAAGCAGACAAATACCGTTATTTTGTGTGAATAACGACACAACTGCGCTTAGCTGTTTGTCAGGCACAATCACTTCAACATAGGGCGAAGCCTAATCCAATCAGGAGGTTCGCCACTATGGCTCAGGATTACCACCACGGGGTGCGCGTTGTTGAAGTCAACGAAGGCACCCGATCTATTACCACGGTGAGCACCGCCATCGTGGGTATGGTCTGCACGGGCGATGATGCCGATGCAAAAATGTTTCCTCTTAATAAACCCGTGCTGATCACTGATGTGCTGACTGCCAGCGGTAAAGCGGGTGAGTCAGGTACTCTGGCCCGTTCGCTGGATGCCATCGCTGACCAGGCAAAACCCGTGACCATTGTTGTGCGTGTGCCGCAGGGTGAAACGGAAGACGAAACCACGACCAATATCATCGGCGCAGTGACTGCTGAAGGTAAAAAAACAGGTATGAAAGCCCTGTTATCTGCCCAGTCACAGCTCGGCGT